TCGAAGTCGCGGTCAGAGACGCGATCCTGTGCTTCGCGAACACGCTTGGCGCCTGCAGCACCGCCGCCGCGCCCGGATGACGAGCCACCACCAAATAGGCCACCGCCGCCACCGCCGCCCGACATGCCGCTAGCCGATGGCAGCGAAATGCTGCTAGTGGGCAGCCCAACGGCAGCCGCGCCAGCGCCACGGCCCTTGCCGAGCATGACGTGAAGGTGATCCATGTGGTTCTGCGTCGGCGAGCCACGGTCACCCATTTGCTTGCCGTCAGAAAATGAGCCGCCGTAGCCGTAACTCGCTTGGCGCCAGATGAATCCGTCAAGGCCAAGCTGTTCACGATTCTTGACCAAGAATCCGGCCACCTGGTTGCCGAGCGCCATGCCCTGCGGGCCGTCCCAGCCGGGAATCATGATGTCGATGGCGTTGCCGCTGGAATGCTCGCCGTAGCCGTCTTCGGCGCGGCGCCCGCCAATGTCTCCGATCTGCGGCCACTGGCGCATGACCGTGGTTCGCAGGAAGTCGGCGCCGGGGTTGAGGCCCTGCGCGAAGCCGGGAATCATATCCTGCAACATCTGGACAGGCGGCACCCATCCGGCGTTGAGCGCGGCCAAGATTGGGGCGCCGCCGTTGCGCATGGCAGCCGCCGTCATGACACCCTCGCCATTGGACAGCCAGGCCAGGATGGAATCGCTTGTGCCGGTGCCGCGTCCGGTGATCTTGCCGCCACCGGCATAGCCGGGAACGTCCCCGATCGGGCCACCGTCACGCTTACCGAAAATGCCGCCGAGGCCTGGCACCTTGGACAGGAAGCCGCTGGCCTTGTCGACAACACCGCTGAGTCCTCGCGCCACCCCGCCAATCACGTCGGCCAGCGCCTTGAAGCCACTGATCATCGGTGTGATGACGGTGTCGACAATCGGGGTCAAGATCTTCACAAGGCCTGTGAACAGTGGCGCCACGACCTTGATCGCGGCGGCGATAGCCGGAATCGCGGACGCGCCAAGCTCGGCCAGCGGGGGTAGAAGCGGGATCGCCGTCTTGAGCAGGTCACCGAAAGCGCCCAGAAGCGGGGGAAGTAGTGGCGTGATCTGTTGCAGCGCACTGGCGAATGCGTTGGCGAACGTGCCCGCCACCTCGGCCAGCACAGGTGCCAGCTGGTCAATGACCGGCTTGAGTGAGTCGGCCAGCGCCGAGACCACCGGGGCCAGGGCCTTGAACAGTGTGGACAGTGCCGGGGCGAGCGCACCAACCACCGCGCCGACCAGCTGCCCCAGTACTGGCAGGATCGGGGCCGCGCCCGCGACCAGGTCGGCGAAGGCCTGCGCCAGCGGCTGCACGGCGGGGGCCAGGCCCTGAATGGTTTGCACCACTGCGGGGCCGATGGCGTTGAGTAGCGTCGAGATCGGGCCAGCCAGTGACGTCACCACGGGCGCAAGGGTCTTCATGACCTCGGCCAGGTTGGTAAACACTGCCTGCAGTGCAGGCGCAGCGGCGGTACCGAGGCTAGTGAAGGCGGGGATGATGGTGCCGAGCACGCTTTCACCGACCGTCTTGAGGATCGGCGAGAGGGCGGCAAGCGCTTCCTTGGTGCCGGTAAAGAAGGCGCCCAACGCATTTTGGCCGTTGGTCGAGTTGACGAAGTCGCTCATTGTCTGCGTGACCGTCTGAATGGACGTCAGGAAGCCGCCGCCGACATCGTTGCCCGCGCGGAACACTCCGGCGATCGTCGAGCCCAGATTGCCTGTGATGTCGCCCAGTTGACGCATAGCGTCAATGCCAGTTTGGATCCACTCTTGCATGCGCCCGGTCTCGCGGGCATTGGCCACGAAGCTCGCAAAAGAGTTGGCGGCGTTGGTGGCGCCCTGCGCCAGCTGTGGCATGAACGTCGAGCCGACAGTGCCGATGTCTAGCAGGGACTTCACAACCGGCGCCAGCGCCTGCGACAGCGTGTTGAACGCTGTGGCACTATTGCCCGTCAAAGTCGACATGTCCGAAACCGACTGCGGCGTCTGCAGAAGCGCCGAAACGCTGCGTAGGGCGCTGTTTGCAGAACCGGCGATATTGGCCATGGCGCCCTGCATCATCGGCAGGTACGTGGCGCCCAGCGCCTGCACCTCGGAGGCGAATCCGTCAAAGAAGCGATCCTGCACCGCATTCTTGAGTTCCTTGAGCTGCGGAAGCATCGACCGAATGGCCGTCGCGGTCTCGCGCGCGTTCGGCGACAGATCGGCGATAGCCTTCGCGAACTTCTCCGGGTCGCCAATATCCTTCATGGCGTCTCCGAAACCAAGGGTCGCGACCTTGAGCGCACCGATAGCTGTGACGGCGCCGCCCGCTGCGGCCGGCAAAAGGCCAAAAGCGCCGCTAGCGGACATGATTGCACCGGTAAGGGCAGTCAGACCGCCAGCGGCACCGGTGATAGCTAGACCGCCGAGGGCGCCAGCTGTCGCGCCGCCGAGCGTCTTCGTGATGAATGACGCCGCGCCGGTGATTTGCTTACGATCGATCTCGATGCTGTAGGGCCGCGTCTTCTTAAGCTCGCGGTCCAGGCGCTTGATTTGTAGGCGCGCCTTGCCGGTGTCGGCGTCAACATCGACCGTCAAATCGATACCGTCGACCGCACGACGAGTCTCGCGAACCAGGCGGGAAGTGTCAGGGACGATTGAGACCCACAGGGCCATGAGCTCATTGCTCATCGGTGACACCACCCTTCTGTTGCTTCCATCGAGCGCGCGCGTCGCGCCACAGAGACGCGAAGGCGCCCAGCGGTACGACCTGTTGCTTTCGGCCCCCGAGTGCCGTTGTCAGCGCATTGAGGCGCTCACGAACACCGGGGCGGGGGATTTGTTTCGGCCGGTTCTGCGGTGGCTTACGCTGCGCATCCTTGGTGTGCAGCCAGAGCCAATCGTTAAGTCGTTCAAGGATTCCGGCGAGAAGATGTGAATCGAGGGGCCACTGTTCGGCCAGCTCGTAGTGAATGGCGGTCCCAGGTGGCGAGGCCACGGTGAACGCGTGCAAGTCTTCCCAGCTGCACGCCGGGCGGTCGAAACGCAACCCGGCGCGCAGTAGGTCTAGACGGAAAGCCGCCTCATGCTTGCGTGCGAAGTCGCGGACCTCGCCAATCAGTTTGGGAGTTTGGCCCCAGACCAGAAGGTCAGCAGGCCCTTGATGTCGGCGAGCTTGCCGCCGCCACGGAACGCTGCGGTGATCGCGCCGATGCCCTTGCTGTAGTCGACGGCATGATCACTCATGGCCTGACGGAAGAGCTTGATCAGCATGACGTGATCGGGAATGTCTTCGAGCAGGTCGGCGAAGATGTCGCCCGCATCCGGCGTCGGAAACGGTGGCAGCTGCACGACAGTGCCCGAAGGGTCCTCGTAGCGCTTGAGTTTGGTGCCCTCGGCATAGAGGGGCGCCCAATCGTATTCGGGCTCACCCGGCTTGGGTGCGGGCTTCTCGGGTGCGTCGACCGCCTGGCCCTCGTCACCCTCGGCTAGATCGAGGTTGTCCTCATACTCGCGGTCGTCGTCGACGACTTCGTCGGCGGCGGGTGGCTTCGGGGTCGACTTCGTTGCCTTGGTTGCCATGTGATGTGTCCTTTGCAGGTGAATTGCCTTGGTTTGCCTTGGGTCTCGCCCGCCCACCCCAAGGCAAAATGGGCGGGCGAGACATCTGTGAGCGACCGATGTCGCCTCTCCTAAACCCCGTCGCCGCTCGGCTCGGGGTCAGGCTCCGGCGCCGGTTCCGTGTCAGGTTCCGGCGCCGGGGGAGGCGCTAAGGGGTTTCGGGCGCTGCCAGCGGAATAACCTGGCCGTCATCGAGGTAGATGTAGGCGTTGTTGCCCTGCTCATCGGGCAGCAGGCGCAGCGTCAGATCGTGACCGGACAGCGCACTGTGCGCGGTCTGGAAATCGCCCTTCTCGGACACCTGCGCCAGTGGGGCGACCCACCGCATGGCCTTGAGGCCTTCGGACCCGTCCGAATAGAAGCTGTCGATCCACACCGTCTTCTTGGGCAGCATGTGCTTGTTGACCTTGATGGCCAGCCAGTTGCCGTGTGCCTGCGTCGCGGCGGTGAAGGCCACGTTGTCGTCGCCGTATGCGAGCTTGGCGATCTCGCGGTTCATGATCTGCAGAAGCACCATCTGCCAGGACACCGAAAACGATTCCTGTAGGAAGGCAACGATGTCGCCACCCCAGGCCGCGACCTCGCTGATCGATCGGTCTTCGGTGCCGGTCACGCCGTCTTCGGATACGAAGCCGACGTTACGAAGATCGGGACTGTGCTCGGTGGCGGGGACGAAGATGTCGTCAGCCGGGGGCAGTGCAATACCCGGCTTGCCGATCCACACGCCGCCAGTGACGCCGGGTGCGGTCGGGGAGCCGGAAAACAGTTCCTTGGTGTCGCCCGCTGCGCCACCGGGGCCAGCCTGAATGGGTCCGGTCATGGTGAATACACCTCTCTGCCCAACGCGGGCAATGTGTTTGGGAAAAGATGCCTTGGAGACTTAGTGCTTGGCTCGGATGAGCCAGTTGAGGACGACCTGATAGCGCACGTGCGTCTTGACGTCCGGGTCGTCGAGATCTGTGGGACCGCCCACCTTTCGGGCGTCCTGTATGTATGGGTAGCCATGAATCAGTCGACCCATGGCGTCTTTACCGAGGGCCGCTACGAGATTCGCGGTGCTCGCGCATCGGGGGCCATCAGTGTCGTATAGCTGGGCGACTACCTGCGCGCGCGTGGTGATCAGCGATTCGTCAGGGCCACCGTTGGAGAACACCCGCATAAACCGGTCGGGGCGATTCCTAGCGGGCACGCTCTTTCCAACGTGTTGCGCATGGCCTTGTGCAGCAAGAGCTTCGGCGAAGTAGTCGACGGCAAGCTGGTCAACGTCCGGGTGGACGATGAGCGTCACCGGCGTGCAGCTGCCCGCAGAAGCGAGGATGTGCGGCGCTCATGCCCCATGGCGCGCGGCGTGACCGTCACTACCGAGACTCGGGCGCGGTTCTTGCCAACGTGCGGCTGCGCCTCGTAGCTTGGGCCGTCGTCGAGCGGGCCGTTCGCGGCTACGTCGGCGGTTGCCTCATGATCAGCGTTGGCGTCGGCGGCGACAACCTCGCCGACCTCAAGTAGCTTGGCCTGCACCGCCGCCGACTTGCGCAGCTCGCGGAAGGCGCGCTTGTTCACCTTGACCTTGGTAACGGTCATCCCTCCACCCTCCGCAGGTTGACGACAGCGCCAAAGTGCTTGCCGAATGGGTTGAACTCTGTGGACTCGGGATAGCCGACACATTCAAAGACGTTGCCAGCGAGTGTTACCCGGTCACGCGGGCCATAGTCCTGGTCAGGCGGCACCAGCAGCACCACGTCGACAATGACGCGATCCTGGCCGACGAGCTTCGGCTCATTCGACATCGCCGGGCCAGCGCCATACACAGACCGTGCGGTTGCAGGTGCCCACTTGTCGACGAGGTCGCCGTGAGCATTCCGCGCCTCGGGAATGAAGGCCTCATGCGCAATGACAAACGGCGTGGGAAAGCTCGGCGCGGTCATCGGCCTGAGATATCGATAGAGAAGGCCTTACCCGACACGGCCCAGCGGCGCAGGGCGAGCTTGTCGGCCTTCGTGAGCCAGACGCCGCCCTCGGCGGCATCCGAGGTCAGGGTGACCGTCTGCGAAAAGACGTGCGCCGCATTGGTGACGGCGGCTGCCGAATCGGTGCGGCCCGTCAGGGCGCGCGCCGCCACCCGTGAGGTGACAATGCGGACCCTGTCGGGCACCGGGTCAAACTTACGGTCACCGCAGACCGCGTAGACCGCCTGCGAGGCCTCTTCGAGCACGCCAGGTAGCCAATCGATCTCAGCGTCAGTGAGGTCGCGACGTAGCCGCGCCTCGACATCGGCCTGGTTAGCGAGCGCGTCCACTTGACCGCTTCCGGGTGCGGCTCGTGACCGGGCGGGGTGCGACCGGCTCGAGCACTTCGGCTGTCGCCTCGGTGGGCTCGGCCTCCGGCTCGGGCTGCGGCTCGATGGCCACGCCGCCTTCGATCAGGTGGGCGCCCACCACCTCACCCGGTGGGACGGGGTCGCCTGCGGACAGGCACGCCCCACCGGGCAGGTAGATGACTCCGATCAGATCGGATCGGATCGAAGGCACTTACAGAACCTTCGCGGCCAGGGACAGGTTGGCGTTGGCCAACACCGGCAGACCGATGGCGGCGCCGTGAACCCACACACCGATCGGGTCGCGGGTCTTGAAGGCGCCCATCGCGATACCGGGGCGGTCAACCTCGGCGATCTCGTAGTCCGGCTCGGACGACTCCAGGGTGGTACCCCAGACGGTCGCACCGAGGTCGGTGCCGTCCTCTGCGTACGCGTCGACCGGCGCAGGCAGCAGGTAGACCTTGTTTTCCGGCAGGATGCGGACGGTCGCGCCAGCCACTTTGGCTCGGCGGTCGAAGACCGCAACCGGAGGTAGGCCGTACGCAGTCAAGGTGGCCTGCACGAACACCTCGGTGACCAGTCCCGGCGCGGTCGCCGAGTTGGTGGCCAAGGCCTTCATTTCGGCCGACAGCATGAGCGCGTTGAGCACCTTGCGCGAGGTGAGGATGACGCCGGGCTCGTCGCCGTTCTCGTCGACATAGGCGTCACGCCACAGCCGCAGATCGGTGAGCGGCTTGGAAGCCGGATCGGACCACAGGGTTGTGGCCGTGACGGTGAACGCCGCGCCGCGACCGTAGTCGGCGGTGGCGATGAAGCCGTTTTCATTGATGGCGGCGACACCGCTGTCAATGACCTTGCCGCGAGCCACTTCGATTCGGTCGCTGATCGCGTAGGCGAGACGCTTGGCCTCCTTGAGCACCGAAGACAGCACAGTGTCGGAGTCGACGTTGCCGCGCAGGCGCAGCTGGTCGTATTCCGAAACGCGCACCTTGCGGCCCAGCGGGGGCAGCTCGATGGTGACGCGCTCAGCGCCGGGGGTCTCCCCGATGCTGACCTCTGCGTCGTACGAGCGGTACTCGGCAGCCTCCAGAAGACCGTTATCGCCCTTGGTGAATCGGGCAACGGTGTCCGGCACGGTGCGGTTCGGCAGGAACGCGGCAAGGGAGCCCTTGCGGCGTTCGCGGTCGGCCAGCGCTTCGCGGGCATACCCGGTTAGTGCGGCCGGGGTGATGACATCAGTCCATAGAGTCATTGTTCAGCCCTTCCTTAGACGAAGACAAACAGGCCGGTGGTGTCCGCGTCAGCGGCGACCGTGGCGGGGAGCTTGGACAGGATCACGCGACCGTGGTCGAGCAGCGGGGCAACGATGTCGCCACCGCCGTCACGCACCGACTGATCGGTGAACAGGAAACCGGCAAGTACGCCAGCACCATTGGCGCCGCCAGCGGCATACGGCACGTACGTGTCGCCCACCTTGGCCAGCGGGAGACCGGACTTGAGCCGACCATCCGGGTAGTGGGTTTCCTTGACCAGTGCCTCGCGGTCGATGGTGACGGTCCGGCATGCGTCGGTACCGTGCTTGGAGCCAAGCCAGGACTGGTTACCTGCACCAAAGGTCTCAGTGCGTACAGTGAGATCCATTTTCCCTCCTTATGAGGATTGGGGATAGCGCAGGCGAATCCTGTGCTACGCGTTGGGTTTCGGGTGTGACTTCGTGTATAGCTCTGCACCAGCCGCCACCGAAGACGGCTTGGTGTTCGTGCCACCGGGGGGTTGGCCCTGATGCTGATTCGGGGCCGGAGGCCGGGGACCATTGCCAGTGGATGTGAAAAGCGGCTCCAGTTCGGCAATCTCGGCGTCAAGCTCCGCATCAGTGGAGCCAGTCAGCTTCTTAGCGATTGCCAGCGGCAACCCCTTGTCGACGCCGTACTGCGTGCGCTCAGCGGTCGCGGCCTTCACTTCGGCCTTACCTCGCGCCTCGGTCTCGGCAGCCAACTTCGTTTGCAGATCAGCGATTTGATCCTGAACCCTGTCAGCGTCGGTCTTGTCGCGATCCTTGATCGAGTCCAGCTCGACACCCTTGGCTACCAATGCATCCAGGTCGCCGTACTTCTGGGCAACCTCGGCGCGCTCGCGGGTTAGGCGCTCGCCGATGACGCGATCCATGTCGGCCTGAGTGAACTTGGCTTCCTTCTCGTCGTCATCCGGTGCACCACCCATCACGGGCCAGATCGGGCCGCGCTTACCAAAAGCAAGGGCGGTCAGGCCGGTTCGGGGATGGGTCGGCAGAACTGTGGTCATGAAGATCTCCGTAGCTCGTCAGCATTACCCGGCCAATTTGACGCTGGCCGTCCGCGCCCACTCCCCGTTACGGGGTGGAGGTCTGTTCGCGCTGTAGCGAATCCATCTGGCGCAATACCGCTTTGAAGTCGATGGCGCCGTACTTGCCCTTGGTCTGCCCTGCGTTGCGGGCGGCGGCCACCGCATTGGCGTATTGCCTGTCCCACTGCTCGACGTACGGCGGCGGCTCGTAGGAACCGCCAGGGCGCACCGCGACCGCAATGCAGTGGCACCAGTCGTGGTACTTGTCGCCGTACCGCTGGGCACCACGTAGCGCGCCAACACGGGCGTCGCCCACCTGGCGTCCAGCCCTGGTGGCCTGTCGCGCAGAACGGAACACAGAGCGTCGCGCCAGTGCCTCATCGCGGGTGGTCTGTCCGGCAGCGATAGCGCGCCGGTCAGAGATTTCGAGGTTCACGCTCCGGCCACCCACCCCGAGCGCCGAAGCCTCGGAGGTGTAGACGGCGCCCCTGGTGGCGAGCATCTTGCAGAAGTTGCATGCGTTCGCCGACGCGTACCGCGCCCACCGGGCACCTGGCTCGCTCTCGACGTTGTCGGTGATGGTGCGCCGCGACTGGTCGAACACTGCCCTCGTCGCCGAACCCTGCAGTGCCTCCACAGGCTTGCCCTGCGTCAGTGACCACCGGCCCGAAATGGCCAGGCCCTCAACCTCGGCCAGCGGCGCGGCCACAGTGTCGAAGCCAGGCGTCGCCACCGGCTGCGCTTCGTACCAGACCTGCGTCAGATCATTCGACGCCGCCAGGTACGGCGTGACCACATCCGGGTAGGCGGCGGTGATATACGCCATCTGTTCGGGCAATGTCAGTCCGGCGATGCGGGCCAGAAGTTCGGCGATCTCGCTGCCAAGCTCGATGGTGAGCCGGGTCAGAAGTAGTTGAAACTCAGCCGCCTCGGTTGGCATCAACCAACTCCGGTGTCACGCCCTGCGGCGGTGCGGGCACTTCCTGCACAGGCGAATTCGACAGCCGCGCCACCAGTGCGGTGGCAGTCCTCTGTCGGCGTTCTTGATCCATGACCTTCTGGTCGGCCTCGGAAAGCCCGACCTCTCGGTAAGTCACCTTGGAGTCCGGCTCCAAAATCTTGGATCCGACCAGCTTGGAGGCGCGGTCGGCGTCCGCCGACGGTGTCGGGGTAGCAGGGTTGAGCCAGTTCGGACCAACGCCACTGACGGCGGCGATCGTGACATTCGGGTCGCGATGCTTCATGATCAGGTAAGCCACCTGGCGCCAAGCCCGCGACCACATGCGTTGGCGCAGCAAGGCGCGCTTGACAAGTCGCGACTCCAGCACACGCACCGCATCCGCAGACGGCGGGTTGTCGGTCGCAAAGCCCAGATAGTTCCACGGGATCGCCGACTCAGCCGAAACGTGCTGCAGGTAGTGCTTCACCTGCTCGATGTACGGGGTAGGCGGCGCCGGGGTGAACTGGCCAACCTGCGGCATAGGGTCGCCGGGCTCCGGCATGGGAATGAAGTTCATCCGCGACATGGCGACGTTCCACTGCTTGATCAGCTTCTCGCCAGCCGAAGTGTTCTCGTCAATGCCGAACTGTGCCGGATCAACACCGAGGCCGTACCGCTGTGGCGCGGTGTAGAACTCGCGGTTGATCTCCATGCCAAGCAAGGTGCGGCCAATCGCCTCCGTTGCGTACCGGACAGGCGGGGTGATCTCCGAGCGGCCCCGAATATCCGAGGGGCGTTCACGGTTCGGGAACTGGACAATCGGCACCACGCCAAGGTTGTGTGGGTCCCGCTTGGCTGCGGTGACACGTCCATCGCTGCCACGAGGCATCGTGATAGTCGCCTCGGTCGTGTACAGAATCTCGACGGTCACCACCGCGGTCACGGGGTCGCGGCGCTGAGTGAGCGCGGCAACCTCCGTGCGGCGCCGCGAATCCCACAACACCGTGGTCTCCATCGGCGACTCAGCGTTGACCACCACATCCGGCTCAGACAGAGACTTGTCGCCGGTACCGACACCAATAAAGCCCATGCCGCAGATCAGCGAATCGGCAACCTGACGGGCCTGTTCAACCTCAATAGCGTTGTCCCGATACGCCTCGTCCAAGACAGTGCTGTCGCCGTCGAGCACAGACCAGCCGTCCCACTCGACACGCTCAGCGAGCACATCGACCACGATGCCCGGTGTACCCACGAACACCTCAAGATCGGCAAGGTGCGGTGGCACAGCGATATCCAGATTGCGTGCCTTGTGCTTGCCTTCGTACAGCTTGTATTTCTTCTCATTGGCGCGGCGGGCCACACTCAGCTGCGTGCGCAGACGTCCGAGGTACTGGACCTCGACGGAAGTAAGGTCGCCAGAATCCATGAAGCGGGCCAGGTCTGCGGGCGGTGCAGCCATCTAGTACACCGCCTTCCTGGTGGTCCGCTTCCGAGGTCCCTTAGTGGTTGCGCCAAGTAGCGCAAGGCTTCCCGATACGAGAGGCGCAATATTCACGGCATCGTCCGAGCGGTCCCAGCCGAAGCCACCCGCATCACGGATGGGGCGTTTCTTGGCACCGGATACCGCCCTGGTGAGCGATTCCTGACCGCCATGGGTCAGCAGCGGAAGGCCGTCTTCCTGCAGTTCCGAGTCGATCGAATCGAGCCAGGCGCCGCAGGCTTTCGCCATGTCCTGCGCCGTGGTTTGACGTGCGCGACACCGCTTAGCCAGCAGATCGGGCAGCATCGCAGCCGCAGGCGAAGCCGAATCGATCAGAATGTCAATGCGTTTCGATGTTTCGGCCAGCCACGTTTTGCCGGCCGAAATATCGAAGCCGCTCCACACCTCTTCGACGTGGACGCGGCCATTGTCGAGCGCCCAGGCCGCCGAAATGGACAGTTCACGACTGTGCGACATGTCGACGCCGATCGCCGAAGGCAGCGCATCAGATTCCGGGCCAAGGTCAATCGCCGAAGCCCACAAGCTTTTCGAGATGATGCGCTTGAACTTGACGACCCGGTCCCAAATCCCGAGGCCTTCCCGCAGGAATGAGGCCTCGCCAAGAATCTTGCGCATGCGTCGCACCGCGCGCTCCGTGACGCGGCTCGGGTACGCCGGAATCGCCTTGAGCCACTGGGCTCGGTCGCTCGGGTCGCAGCCACGATCAGCCGAAAACTCGACGTACAGCGACTCACGCGGAACGTCATCGTCGAACTCAGAGACATCGTCTTCGTCAACCTCGATACCGGCGTCGATCCGCTGAGTCGAGAAAAACTCGCTCGGGTCCTCGGGTTTCGGAGGTGTGCCCATCGTCAAGATGAGCGGGTTTTTCGCGACGTTCGTCGACGGCGTCATGTCGTCCAAGGCCTTCGACGTAAGAATCTGCGCCTCGTCGAAGATCAGCACACCGATGTTCGGGAAGCCGCGACCGAAGCCGCGTTCACGGGCGCCGAACATGATCACCGAGCCGTTGGTGAAGATGATCTTTTCGTCGCCCGAGCCGCTGTAAATCCGCTTGATGTACGGCTTTACGCTCGGCATGTCGGCCAGGCCCTGCATCGACTCGAAAGTCTCGCGCGCCGTCTTGAACAGGTGCGCGGTCCAGATGCACCGCAGGCCGGGGTATTTGATGCACAGCGCGAACACAATCGCGCCGATCAGGTAAGTCTTGCCCGACTGTCTCGGTATCGAAATCGTCGTGGTATCGGAGGCGTAGAGCCCATCGGGGCGCTTCGCCAAGATGAGTCGGCCCAAGTCGTCTTGCCAGTCATCGAACTCGATGCCCAGTACACGGCATATCTCGCAGATCGATGGCCACTCGGTGGTGACCATGTTCTCCGGTGGAACCACATAGCGCGCCTTCGCGTACAGCGCCGGGGCCGCAACATTCGTAGCGTCGGGGATCTTCACGGCGTGCGCGATTGGATCCGATTCGCCGGACAGTTGGTCCAATGTGGCGATGTCTTCGGCGATGTCCAGCAGACGCCGGGACAGCGCCGCCAGATCGCGGATCGGGGTATCGGCACGGTCGACGGCGGTCGCCACCCGAACGCGCATCTTGCCCAGCAGCTCTCGGCGTTCCTTGCGTGACTCAGGGCCATCGTCAAGGTCGCGCAGGATCTCCAGTAGTCGCTGTGACAGCGACGCCAGCTCGCGGGTATTCGTCTCGGGGTCAAGCACAACCGGCGAAAGGCGGTCGCGCATCGACTCCAGTAGGTCAGTCTGGTCACCCTCGCGAGCGGCCAGCATCACCGACATTGGTCGGCTATCCCTCGACCCGGTGTAGCGTCCCGACCCAATGCAGGCAGCGGGCGTACCAGAAACGCGTTACCGCGCCGCCCTGGCAAGTGCGGAAGGTGTCGCCGCCGCATTCGCAGCGAAGGTCGATCACCACGGGCGCCATTCAGTCCTCAACCCAGCGAATCGACGGCTCACCATCAGCAACGGTCACCACGGCGATACGCGCGCCATAACCCTGATTGCGAAACCGGGTCCGCTGAGTCCTCGCCTGACCAATCGTGTTGTACGACCGGCACGCTGGCTTGTGGCGGTAACTCCCCGTGTAGCTGCCCGTGTCCAGGCCGTCGTCAGCGCCGAACTTGAGCACCAAAAACAGCCCGTCACCCTGGGCATTCGCGTACATCGGCATCGCCATTTCGTCGTCAGTAACCGCACCGGGATTCGGTGGAAAATGTGGTATGTAAATGCCCGCCTATGCCACGAGGTGCGACCTGGCGCCAGGGGAGGGGTATCCGGGTGGGGCGGTGTCTGTTTGGCCGTCAGCGTGGCGCTGACAGCGTCAAATCGACTACCACCATTTACGTTCGGTGATGAACTGGGCGCCCATGTCGTCGGGCATTTTGTCGCCCTTGTCCCGGTTGCATTTTCGGTGTGATGGCACCTTGTTGTCGAGTAGGTCTGTTCCGCCCTTGGCCAGGGGGATGAGGTGATCAACCTGATAGCTCAGTGGGGCAAGGTGATCGGCCTCGTAGTCGATAGGCTCGCCGCAGTGGTAGCACGGCGGCTTGCCTCGCGCGAGGTAGCGCCTGTGCTTGTCTCTAAGTGTGGTGTTGCGCCGCGCTGTCATTGCGGTGCAGCCACACTGACGTTGCCGTGCTCGTCTACCACGAACTTGTATCCCAGTTGTGTGACCACTGCACGCAAGATCTTGGTGAGCCTGTCGACTTCCCGTTGCGCCCGCTCGGCTTTCCTGAGTGCGTCACGAGCAGTCGAGTTGGCGTAGTCAGCGGTAGTACCAGGGGAGTGGTCCATCAGCGCGCGCCCTCAAGGCGCTCTGTGATGCGGTCTATTTCGTCGTTGGCCCAGTCTTGGCCATCGGTGTCGTCTTCGATGATCGCCTGTGCCCGTATGCGTTCTGCGTCGCGCAGTGCTCGCATCAGGCCTGCGCTCATCGTCGGGCGAGTGTCCGTGTGGCGTGCTCGGCCTTGGCTACGTCGAGCAGCCGGTAGAGCTTGCGACCGCGATCATCTTGACCCTTGGGCTCAAGCTTGGTCTTGCGCCGGGCGGGGCCGTAACCGCGAGAGGCCCATTGGCGCACAGTCGCCGACGCGACGTTGCACAGGGTGGCCGCTTGTTCGACGGTCACGAGGGATTCAACGCCATCAGGCGCGAGCACCGTTGTCATGGTCTCCCCAGATACGCGAAAACCCCTCCGCAGTGGGCGAAGGGGTTGTGCGGACACAGCGGTGCCCACGGCAGCCATGTTACATGTCACACGGCCAGTCGTGCATAGCTGTGTCATCGTGGCGTGTCCGGCTTGTCGAATCCGGTGAACTAAACTGGGCGACGCTGGGGCGCCGAGACGCCGGTCCTGGTCGCGTAGGGCAGACGAGTCGACACCTGTACCGCCCGACCTGAGCGCATTTGGAACCATGCGGCCCCAGCGCTCAATGTCAGACCACTGGCGTAGAACAGGTGCATGGCCCGCCCGCCGCGCGACAAGTTCCCGAACGCGTATGTCGGTGACCTTGTGCGCAACGGCAAGGGCTGGACGGTTGTCGGGCCGCTGTATTGCCCGAATTGGCACAGCGTCGATGAGCCTGGCTGGAAGCAGCGGTGCCCGCCGTGTGAGTGCGGTAAGCGGCATCACGTGTGGACATGTCATTGCGGCGCGAGCATCTACGCGCCGCAGCTCGGGGAGGCGTGCCGGATCATCTATGGACCTGGGGCGCCTTACGAGGCGCAACAGCACCATCAGCCCTGAGCTTCGGACACAAGCTCTTCGAGCACGATCGATGTCCACAGCGGGTAGTGCTCGCTGCGGATCTGCGTCTGGCAGTTGCCGCACTCAATCCAGTCGCGCTGCACGTCGATGTAGCGCGTCAGGGTCCGCATGTCGCAGTCGGGGCATGGCGTCGGCAGGGCAATGCGCGGCCTTGTTTGGCCAAGCTGGCTGCGGACTTTCGAGTGCAGGCCATGCCATTCGGCGATGATGTCCGGCGCCCAGTCCTGGCGGCACATCTTGTCGATGCGCACCGACAGATAAGCGTGAGCGGCGATGACGGCGGCACGCTCACTCGGATAGTCCTCACCCGGCGGCGTGTGGCCCTGTTCGGCCAGTGAGCTTGCGAGGTTGTCGTGTGTTGCCCGTAGGCATATGGCGATCTGTGTGAGCATGTCCGAGGCCCATTCGGCGGGGTGGCCGTAGTCCTTGACTTTGGCGCCGCGCATCTTGTCGCCCTTGTTGGGGGCGGGGAGCCGGTGCAGCTGTACGTAGTCGAGTACGACACGTTCCAGAGCAGTGGCCACGCGGCGCTGGCAGCCTTGGCACATGCCGTCCGGCGTGTGGGCTGGCTTGCCGTTGTCGCGCTTGCAATCTGGGTGGGCGCACAGTTCGACGGCGCTACCGTTGGCGATGGTGGTCATGGTCATGCAATCCCTTCGGCTCGTGCCCGCATCTGCGTGACGGTGTCGTAAATGGTTTTCCGGACAGCCATTTCGTCGGTTCCGATCACCTTGACAAATCGGTCGGTGGCTTCGATCACGGTGGCTTTGCCCGGGTGTGCGCCTTCGTATGTCCAGCCGACGATGTCGTAGACCTGCTCAAAGTCGCCGAGGGGTGTCCACTCATAGCAGCTCAGTTCGTCTTCACCTTCGACCCACTGGCGGGGCAGGGCGTCCGACTGCTCGTCTGTCTCCCACTCTTGGACCTCGGCCCCACCGCAAAAGCTAGTGGCATTCCATGCGGCGACAAGCTTTTCGGCCCGTTCCTTGTCGGTGAGCACCCGTTGAATCTGGTAGTCCGAATAGCTGCCGGTGGTGACGATGTAGACCTTCATCGGTCGACTCGCATGGATTCGATGGCGCACACGGTGTCGTCGGCACTGTCTGGCACGAAGCTGATGTCGATGGATTGTGTTCCGTCGCCGTGGGTGTGGGTGCTGATCGATCGGACATCACCGGTGAGGTACACCCCGTTGACCAACAGGGTGCGCCGGGTGGGGGGCGGGGCGACAGGCGGCGGCGGTAGGGCGTCTATGGCGGCGTACAGCTTGGCCGCTTCGTCGGACTCCAGCCGTATCGGGCTGGGCGACTCGGTGAGCCGAGCAGCGGCGTCACGAACGGTGTTGATCGCATCGGCAACCTTCCGGTCCTGCAGGCCTGCCCAGTGCGCCTCGGCGAGCGTCTGAGCGTCAGCCGAGAGCCCGATGAGGCACCACCAGTCGCCTTGGTCTTCACAGAACCAGAGGCAGCCGCCTGCGATGCCGTATCGCCTCTGGCCGTCAACCGTGCCCCAATCGGCCTTGTCGTCGCGAGACCATTCGATCGTGCTCATGCGGGCACCGCCTCGGTGTTTGAAGTTTCAACAACCGGGGCGCTGCCCTCGGTGCGAGCCACATGGGGGCTCGGACGATGCCCGCTCAAAATCGCCACCAGATCGGCCAGGGTCATCGAGACCCACTGCTGGGCAGGATCACCAACCAGGCGGCGCTTGTGCACCACCACACCCACCAGAGCCCCGTCGTTGACCGCTTCTGTCGCAGCCTCGCGAGTCCACTGCGGTAGGTCAATCTTGGAGGTGTCTTTGCATTCGATGGCGATGCGCGAGCCACAAGGGGAGCGGCGCACCCCTCCGATGTCGCCGCAGTCTTTGTTTCCGGCCTTCACTCGCCGGTCTATGCGGTCATCGAGTGTCGCGGCCAGGTAGTCGGCCACTGACCGCTCAAATCGGGTGCCCGCATCCTTGGCGCTGCGGCGGTTCCGCCGGGGCTTGGTGGTGGTGGTCATGTCATCCCTTCTGGTGGTTGTTAACTGATTAGCCGGAGGTGCCGAAGTGTCGGGCACTGTCGGGCGCCCGACACTTGTTTTGCGCCCGACACTCGGCGACCTGGGGCGTCGGCCCTCGTACGTGAATCCCTCCTATATGCATATGTATATATAGATACTGGTAGATGGCATAAACGACGTTTCTGACTGTCGGGCGGTAGCTGCCCGACACTGCCCGACACTCAGACCTATGTGTCGGGCGCCCGACACTGCCCGACACATTTGCTGGCGCGCTGTTCATGACTCACCGGCCCAGGTCCAGCGTGTTGATCTGCCGTCGACTTCTCTGGCGACAACGCCATCGCCCTCAAGCCGGGACAGGGTGACGGCATAGAGGTGCCGTAGCGACTTAGTGCCACCGCGCTGTATCTCGCGTAGCGTCGTGCCGCGCTGCCCGGCGTCGGCCAGCTTCTCGCGCACGAAAGCCTCCGCCCGTGCCAGGTCTTCGGCGTCTTGCAGCGTCTTGGCGGCATCGGAAGCTGAGCGGGCCACACCGGCAAGGCGCCCCTTCTGGCGCGCCTCTTCGGCCTCGGAAACCGCCAGCTGATCAAGCACCCATTGGCGCACCCCATCGGACACCGCCGCCGCAACCCCGGACAGCCGCCAATCCTCCGAATCCATCGCCGAACGCCCGTCCAGGATCGCCAGCGCGTAGGCGAACTTCTCCCGTGCGAACAAGGCGTGTGAGTTCAGTGCCGCCGTCTCGCCGCGCGCCTGGGACGCCCGCGTCGTCACAATCAGGCCCTCACATTCAGAAGGCACCCGCAGGGTCGCCGGATACTGCCAGTCGGTCACCGGTGGCAGCGACAGAGAGCTGTTGAAGACGGGGCGCATCGCCGCGATCCGTGGATCGGTCGCCGGAAACCACATAAACCGCTGCGGCGTCCCACCATCGGCGTCTGCGAACATGGCCCGCGTCCGGCCCGGCTGGGCGGCGCACACCAGCGTCATCCGATACGAATGCGCCGGAAGCACCGGCAGCCGATTGCCTTTCCGATACGCGAAGCCCAGCGAGCCGCCCGTGAACGCCGACCGCAGAATCGGCATCACCGTCGATCCGCTGCGCCCGGCCACCGCCGAATACGAGTCAATCTCGTCGACCGAAAACAGGATCGAGCGGTGCCCCGACACTGGATCCTTGACGGTGCCGTCGTCGTTGCGGTCGCCGAAGGCTTCAATGAGGCCTTCGCCGCTGCCCAAGTTCAGCGTCTTCACCTGGTGCGGTATCAGCTCTTCGGCGATCTCCATGGCCGTCGACTTGCCGCCCCCGGATTCAGCGGCGAGCATCGCGAACCAGTTCAGGGAGCCTCCTTTGGAGCCGATGATGGCGGGCAGCTTGATGTGTGGGTCGACCAGCGCCAGCGCCCGTGCCGCACAGCACGCCAGCACCGCCCACGGTGAACACATGCCGGACAGGGCCGCTGTGTACACCGTTTTCAGCGACGCCCGCGACTCCCAGAAGTCGCCCTCAAAGTCGCGCACATCGAACCGCTGCCCGTTGGCCGGCAAAACGTCAATCGGCGTCGTAGTGGTTGTGTAGCTGGTGTTTTCGGCGTACCGAGGCGACAGCTTGCCTGACTCCAAACCGCTGCGAATGGTGCGCTCGATCTCCCTGTCGGTCATCGGGGTGCCTGCTGTCGAGCGTGCCGCCGCCGCCAGCGAGTCGGTCACCTCATCCTCGGTGAGTCCATGCGGCACCAGCTGGCCCAGATTGAACGCCGAAATGTTCAGCTGGTCATTACGCCTGCCCTCCCCGGTGGACGCCATCGCCACCATCTCCTGTTCCAGCGCCGCCCGGTAGTAGGGCGCGGTGTCACGGTTCGCGGTCGCGACACGGGCCACCGGCTTGCGTTCCGGTTTGAGCCCGATACCGAGGCGCTCAAGGTTCTCGAAAAGGTCATCGCCGCTCACAGGTGCCCGGCCCCCCGGATCTCTTCGACCAGGCATTCCGGATGCACACCGCTTGTGGCGCACCGCCGCCACGAAGTCGGCTGCCGTGTGTTGGTGAGACGTTCATCGTCGTAGAGCAGCGGAGGATGATCGCCAGCCGACTTAAGAAAGGCGCGGTGCACCATGCCCGATCTGCCGGGTGCGAAGTCGCCGAGTGCTATCAACCCGATCGGGTTGTCGTGCAACCCGTTGGCGGCGGTCAGCTCAATGAAGACGCGTTGCAGCGGTGGCAGTGACCGGTCTCGACGTCGGCGCGGCGGCTCATCCTGGGTGGTGGTGACCTCCACGTCAGTCCATGGACCCTCGCTGGGGTCCAGTTCCCACCAGGTGCCCGCCGCCTGCGGTGAACCCCAGTAGCGCATCAGCACTGGGCCGCGCCGCGAGTATCGGGTCACCGACTGCTGCCCGCCCTGGGCCGGAACCATGTAGAACTTCGGCAAGGTGATCGGCGCCAGGGGGGCGGACGTGGTGCCGGGATATGTCGCCCCGGTTTCGCCAATGGCGATGCGCCAAGGCTCGGTGTGATGTCGGTGCAGCCAGGGGGCGCCGCGCCTGGGGCGCAGCTGCTCCAGCCGGTCGTACGCCTCATCTAGCCAGGCCATGGCGGAACCGCTTCCCCCCGGTCCGCGCACCTCGCCGCCGCGCGGGGGCTGTGATTCACCGACGTACGCGAACTGCGCGCGCGGAAACTGCATCTGCGGTGGCACGTTCGGCACTTCGCCGTTGAACCATCTGGCCCGCTGCTCACGCTGCCATTCCCGCATCGCAGGATCGCCCTCGGTCAATGAGTCCATGGCGTCGCGAGCTGCTCGAAGCATCCGCTGATACCACTGCATCGGATCGCCGTCTACAAGCTCCCTCATCGGGTTACCCAGGTTGCCGAACATCCGAGCCGCCACATGCTCGCGCCCCATCCATCGCCGCATCGGCCAGTAGTGCCGATGCTGCCAGCGGTACCGGATACGTTGCGGCCCAGTGGCGAATGCGCCTGGGCACTTCAAAGCGCGCCCATGGTTGTGCCGGTCATACTCGCCGAGGTGGTCGTGGTCGACGCCAGCCCACGGGGAGCCGTGCCACGCGCCGCGACACAGGGCGCACCGGTCAATGTCATCGACAATCGTCTCCGTGCGCCGATCGGCGGCGTACTCGCCGCCCGCCATCTGCTCATTGACCAGGGCGTCGATTTCGTCAATGACGCTCTGTTCTGGATTCGCGCTCATCGCTCCAATTCCTCTGTGGGATAGATCAGCTTCTTGAGGTCGTTCACGCCAGGCCGCAACCCGCAGTCGAGCACGCCGCCGCAGTCACCGAACGCCAGTGGGCTAGACATATTCGGTGTCCTTCCAGGACGTTTCGATTGCCGGACCAAGAGAATCGCAGAACGCCTTGAACAGTTCGTCCGCGCGGCCCGAGTCGACGTACACGGCATAGCTCTCGTATGTCGCTATAGCCGTGATGTTTTCGGGTCTCGGATAGAGCGCGGCGGCGACTTCAATGGCAAGGTGATCACTGTGCGCGTGCTCGGTGACCGCGATGGTTCCCAAGGCCCTCCAGTCGCATCCGGGCGCGGTGCACGTGGCGCCGCCCGCGTCCAGTGACCACGAGCGACGGTGTATGCGTATCACTTCGGCGATGCGCTCGGTGAGCGCCGATGTGTCGGTCATGCCGGTCTCCGTTCGTGTTGTTCGCGCTGCTTCGCCACACTGGTCAGGCGCTCAGGTGTCCAACCTGGCGGTATGTCCCACCGCCCGCCTGTGATACATGTCGGCTCGCTGTAGCAGCTGTTGCGGCACGAACCGACGCCCTGGTAGTAGGGGCATGTCAGGTAGGCGAGATTCACGAAAGGGTCGCGAACGGATTCCCAGTCGACAATCGACGGTTCCACGTCGTGCTCGTAGGCGGGATGCACGAAATGCGACCAGTGCTCATCGATTACCGCATCGCCGCTTCCCCAGTCGGGGTACTCATGAGTCCACCGGTAGCAGGCGCGACGGCATGTCCGGCACAGTGCCATCATCGGGACAACCCCAGTCCCTTTGCCGCGTTTTCCAATTCGTTCTCGTCGTCGCGTATCTCGTCCATCCATTGCAGCTGGACCAGGCGATTGCCGTCGACCTTGCCGATCAGGAAGTCATCGGACTGATCAAGGTCAATCGAGCCGTGCCGGATCACTCCGCGCATGGTCTGACACCGCTTCATGTCGCTGTAGTAGGCGGTGCTGTAGCCGATTTCGGGATTGCCCTCGATACGCGGCATGATGACTATGTATTCATAGTGCTTCATTCTCATGACGCCGCCTCTGGCGACCATAGGACGGTGACAGGAAGCGAGGGTGGAAAAGACACTTCCATTCCCACCCAACGCCATTCGCCGCCGTACTTGCGCGCCACGGCGCCGTTGTCGTCCATGATCACGACCGTCTCCGGTAGCGCGTCCAATTCGTCTTGCTTCTCGATCCGGCGGGGGGCAAGCTTGGTGGCGAGCTGGGCGGCGGTGCGCTTGAGGTCCACCTCACCCTCGATGAACACAACGCCATCTACCTGTGGCCAAGCGCCGCGCATGGTGCCCTCAACGTTCTGGGGTAGCGCGCCATCGAGCGCGAGATAGACCAGCTGCGCCGCCGCCGGATAAATGGTGGCCCGATTGTCGTCGCTCACAAAGTCGTAGGTCCCGTTGCGGTCCCACGGTGGCAGGATCATCCCCACCCATCCGAAATTGCCGTGTCTGTCTTTGCAGTACTTGATCGGCCAACCGTCAGTGCCGAGTTTGACAGTCCCTACCATTTCGTCGCTCATGCTGCGTTCCGCTCCCTAACAGTGTTGTGTGCCTTGATTTCTGGTGATGGCGGCATGAGCCACTGCCATGTTTGGTGATCGCCGAGGGTGGATGGGGCGCCGACCACGTAGCCTCCGGCTCCCCGGTAATCCAGGCCGGGAAGGAAGCCAGCACGGTTGCCGCGCCCTGTGGCCTTCACGTACAGGTGGATGCCAGCCGGTCGGCCTTCGGCGCGGTTGCCTGCGGTCACCACATAGCCGTGAACGTCCGGCAAGCTGCCTTCCGCTTGTTGCAGCTGCACCAACGATTCGCGCCCGCCCGGACCGGGGTCGACGTCGATCACATCGAAGGCGTGCCCGGTCGCCAAGCCAATGTTGTAGTTGGGGTTGGCGTTCCACCAGGCCTCGACGCGGCGGCGGTTCGTGGTGGCATCCTTGAAGCCGTTGAGCGTCGCCGGATTTTTGGATCCGGCCTTGAGTGGAAACACCGGCCAGCCGAGTGCCTGGCTGTAGTACAGGGCTGAGCCGCGCAGAGTGGGCCGTTCGGCGGCGTCGATGGTCGCGGCCAGCTCGTCGGCGCGAATATCGTCACCGGCCTGCACAGCGGCCAGGAACTCGTCACAGAGAAGGTCGACGGCTGTCGGCTTCGGCTCACACGTCGGGTGCACCGTGTCGTCAATGCTGGTGGTCAACATGGCCTCACCGCAGGCGCGGCATGTGCTGTACAGCCTCATGCGGCCACCTCGACGCGGAAGCATCCGACAGTGTCGTACCAGGTGCGGTACAGCCTTCCCATCGGAGTCACCAAGATCATGGGGCGGTCAATGGTGGCCATACGGTCATCGCGGTGTGACACTGGCGTGGTGCTCTGACCCACCATTCCGTCGTTGAGGATGCCCCCGTGGCCGAATGGGTTGTCATCCAGAACGGCACGATAGAACCACGCGCCTGGGTGGGATGCATTCCCAGCCCGCCTCACTACAGGGCGCCCCTCCGTCGGCAGACGCATCTCATGGCTAGGCATTGGCCACCGCCAGAATGTCGAACTCGACGCGGTGATAACCGTCGTCGCCCTTCGTCATTCGTCCCAGGCGGCCGGCGCCAGTGATGAACACCAGCGGACGGTCGACGGTGCACTCCCGCTCCCATTTATGGGTGACGGGGTCGGTTGAGGGCTCCAGGCGATCGGCCCACCGGATCGCGCCAATCGGGATGGCGCGCGAGTAGGTGACCCAATAGAACGCTGGAACACGTCCAGCCGGTGCAAGATGCCTGAGCACACATCGATCAGCGGTCGGCGTGCGCATCTCATGCTTCGCCATGGCGGTTGCCTCTCTTGGTTTCTGGACGGCTGACGGCGGGGGAGTGTGGGCACCCGCCGTCAGCCGCCGCCTGTTACTTGACGGGGATGGTGGGGACAGGGGTTGTGGGCCAGCACAGCAGTGCGAGGCCCTTCTCGCGGGCAATGTCCAAGCACTTGGAAACCAAGACGTTGGGGTCGCGGGAAACCGACGCGGCCAAGTTGGCATTGGCTGCCGCCTGCTCCAGGGCCGTCGTCTTCGCTTGTTGGGCGACAGCTGTCGCGGCCCGCTCCTGGTTCAGTTGGTTGATCTTCTGTTCGGTGCCGTCGTCGTAGTCGATGGTGGGTACTGCGACGTCCAGAATCTCGACCTGGCTGCCCACCTTGGCGGCAAGGATGTTCTTCGCCTGCGTCGACAGCTCGGGCAGCGGCGAACGGTCAAGGTTCTGCGGCGCCAACGGATCGAACGACGCGAACACCTCATTGAGTGCCACCTGCAGATTCCGGGTGACCAGGTTGGTGCGCACGTTGTCGAACGTCTTGTACTGGACGAACAGTTCGGGTGCCGCGTCCGGCTTGATCTGCCAGCGCACCGACACGTCAGCATCCGCCGTGGAGCTGTTGCCCAAGCGGACCTTGATGCGGCCCTGGCCGGTGTGCTGATCGATCTGCACGGCACCGTCCATCTCGGTGACCTCGGTGAGCGGCGACTTTAAGTGCAGGCCATTGGTTAACGTCGTGCCGGTGGGGCGACCGAACTTCGTTTCGATACCGATCTGGCGTGTTCCGACAACAGTGAGCGCGGCGAACGTAAAGAATACGAGGCCGATGACGCCGACGACGATTGCGCCCAGAAAGCACGCGCTACGTTCCTCATCGCGGGCGAACAGTCCGATAATCACGCCAATGACAGCGATGATGGCCAGGACAATGAAAATCCACATGGATATGGGCATTGCGGTAAATCCCTTCTATACCTTGGTGTTTGGTGGTCGCTACGCGTTTGCCGGCATTGCGAGCATGCGCCCGATAGCGTTGCGTTCCAGGTCGAGAATCATGGTCATTTGCCTTCCTTGGTGAGTTGATCAGCGGCCTTGAACAGCCAGCCGAGGTTTCGGAAACCCCACTGCGCCAGCGCTGATGGGGCTATGCTGTCGCCTTCGATGATCAATAGCGCCAACCTGAGTTGACGGAGCTGTGACAGGTCGATATGCGGCACCGTCTTGACTTCCCTGTAGCTCGGGGTGGCGTTCGGTGACCACGCGACCTCGTGGAAATTGCGACCCCAGCCGTGCCGGTCACGTCCGAGCACGTTGGTAACGTCGTCATCGGTGATGACCTGACCGGCCTTGAGCTTGGCCGTAAACATGTCACGCAACTGACGGATCTTCGGAACAGCCTCGACGTCCCACTTCTCTCGCCGCTTGCGGTTCCATTCTTCGGTGGCTGTCTTGTTTTCATCGACCGCCTTTTCGTGATCAGCGAGGGTCTTGTCGACCATCTCGATCAGCGCTGCCTTGCTTATCGCCATGGTTAATTCCTTTCTTCACTTGATGTTTTGGTGGTGGGGTGCTGGTGACATGGGCCAATCTGAACCTTCCGCGCCCAATGCCTGCATTAGCGCGCTGGCCCATGTCCTCACCGCAGGCGCGACCAGCTGCCGATCAGAAAGGCGGTTTCTCGTCTGCGCCGCTGAATCCGGCGCTGGCGGTCGCGGGCGCCGACACAGGGCCACCGGCACCGCGCTTGATCTTGATGCCGAATTCTTTGAGCGTGTTGCCGTTGTTCGGCAGCACCCGCACGTCCTCCAGCACGATGCGGATCAGGTCGCCCGGCGCCGGGTCGGTGGCCTTGATACCGCGCTTCAACTGCACCTGACTGCAGGTCACCGAGACCAGCTCACCGGCAGGGTAGGTGGTGCGGTTGCCCAGCTTGTCGAATGACGCCGCCGGTTCGATCAGCTCGACGGTCAGCTGCGGGCACTCATTGCCCTTGGTGTCCTGGCCAGCAGTGTCGCCGTAATCCAGAACCTTGCCGGTGACATGTTGCCCCTTCGCGCCTTCGTTGTTACCCCAGCCGATGAATGCACCCTTCGGAATCTCGATGTCTTCGGCGTCGTCCCAGTCGTTGGACATTTTGTGTGTGTTCCCTTCTGTTACTTACTGGTTGGTGCCAACAACTGTTGGCGTTCAAGGCATGCCGCCTTGAGGTCTTCGGTTAACTCGCCGCGTGCAGCGGCCTCTTTCCACACGTCGCGCAACGCATCGACGTTGGCGCACAAGCCAACCCGGTCGGTGAGCGAAACCTCGGGGCCAAGCTCGATGAGCCTCCCGAGGGTCTGCAGCTTCCGACGCAAACCCTTCTGGTGCTTCTCGCGGGCCACCTTGCAGTCGGCCCACCCTTTCGTCAGGTCAGCCCAAAACAGTTCGCACTTGGCTTGTTTCATCGGTAGGTGGATGACAATGCCGCGCTTCTGGTCGACAGGTTCACTGTCGATCCTCACCTCGGCCTGCGGATCGTAGGGGCGGCTGCGCGAATACATCGCCAACTGCGCCTCAACCATCCGGGCGTGCAAGGTGCCGGTCTTGAGGTCCACAATCTTCGGTCGCCCTTGACGTTTCCCCTTGGCGCTGTAGCTCGACACCCGGTCCGGTGTGCCCGCGACGCGGTATTCGTCGTAGACGTGCATCTGCTCGGCGGCGTGGTGCGTGAGGCAGCGGGTCGCCATGCGGTAGGCCTCGACGTCGCGGCTCACCTCAGCGACCGGTATCGGCTCCATCTGCTTGGTGTTTTCGTTCCACCACTCGCGGGGCATCATGTCGCCCTTGTCGATGGCGTCGGTGACCTGGTGGAGCATCGAGCCCCACTCCTGCTTTTCGTCACGGCCAGCGAGTTGCGCAGCACGCCTTGCGATGTCGGACAAGTCGCGCGGCTCACCCGTCCACGCCATCAGTTCGGCGCGCAGCTCCGGCGACATCACAAGACCGGCCAGCGTCAAGCGTTCCTGCCAGATGCGCAGGCCTTCGCCACTGTCCTCTAGCTGGTCAATGAAGTTGGTGGTGCGCTGGTACGGGTAGCGCTTGCTGCCGTCCTCTGCCATGATCAGTGGCTGATTGTTGCCGTTGCGGTACACCCCGAAGTGGTCACGCTCCGGCCCAACCTCGATGTCCGGCACTGTGTCCCAGTCAATTTCGACGGTCATGAGCCGCTAATCCCCCCGGTTTGTTGAAGAGTCGCCTCGCCCCACTGCTCTTGCTGCGCAAGCTGGCATGTGTGGCAGAGGTCCCGAAGGCGCTCTGTGCCGAATCCTGTTGAGCAGCGCTGACAAATGAGCATCATCAGAAGCACTCCCCGGCATGTACGAGATTGCAGGTGCACACCTCGACCGGCGCCGCGTCGGCCTCGGCGTCCACATCGATGTCACATTTGACGTGCTCGTAATGACCGCCGATCGCTTGGCGGATACGTTCGCCGGGGTAGATGTCGTCACCGCACTTGCCGCATACGCCACGGTGTGCCGCCCTGAATCCGTCATCGAACTCGACGGTCTCCCAGTCGATGTCACTCACTTCGACCGCCGCCTCAAGTCCTGCAGGTAGACGCGAAAGAAGTTGGACGACTGCAACTCAATGGCGACGCTCCCGCCGCCCTGCACTTCGATGGCCCCGTCGCGGATGGTGACGCCGATCTGATCGAATGCGCTTTCGCCGCCAGATGGCGAGAAGTACACCGTCTGATAGCCGTGCGCGTCCGGAATGTAGATCGGGTTGTCGTAGTTGCCGTACCAGATTCGCGACTTCTCTGCGGTGGCCCAGTGCGCGGCCAGCTTGTTTTCCGCACTGTTGGCGCGTCCCCGTGCACGCGCGAGGATGTCGCGCGCCCAGCGGGGGAGCTTCGCCTCACGCGGGTCAATGTCGGCCATATCAGCCGCCTTTCTTGATGAATCGCCCATTCGGGCCACGGTCGGGGGTGATGGTGAAGTGGTCCCACTTCTGGAAGACGGCAACGACTTCGCCGCCCCACGTTGACGTTGTGAGGATGAGCCGCCCGTCGCCGTCGATCTGATATCCGTTGGCGCGCGGCACTTCAACGGCCTTCGGGGCCTGCACGGGCAGGATGCCGCTACCGCTGCCGATGGCTTGCACGACGGCGCTCATGCGTCCGCCCCGTTGGTAATGGCTTCGCCGTTGAGGTCGGCCAGGATGATCGCCCTCGCGAACCAATCACGCGCCCGGGCAAAGGTTTTGACAACGCTATCGTTGTGCCGCCATATCGACCAGGCCGTGTCACACTCAGCCGGATACGTCCTATGTGGCTGGGTTAACCGTGACTCTGTCTTCGTCCCCTGCGCTTCAACCAGCCACTTCGAGGCGGGCACCTTGTCCACGATGTATGTGAAATCGTCCGGGTATCCAGCGTCATCGGAGTCGTCAAGGTTCAGGCCCTCGGCTGCGGCCAGGCCCCCGAGTGCGCATGAGGCGCACTCGTCGCCAGGCTTGCGGTAGCCGGTTCGACCGATGGCAAAACCGTTGACGACGATGTACGTCCATGCCCGCCGCAGTATGTCGGCGTCTGCCTTACTCATTCCGGTTCCTTAATATCGAATAGTGCTGCGCCGCCGTTGATTCGGTCAGCGTCGTGGTGTTGCTTGCACAGCTGGCACAACATGCGGATGTTGGTCAGCGACAGGTTGTTGTCGTCCCCGTCGAGCGGGACCGCGGCCAGGACGACCCTGCCGACGCCGGGGACGTCGTCTCCCTCGCCCCATGGGCACGGCCTGCATTCGTCAAAGTGCTGGCCGCACTTGCCTTTGCATTCGCAGGCGTTTTTTGCCCGGCGCTTGGCCGCTGTGACCGCCTCGGTGCGGGCTGCGCGGCGTTCCAGCTGCGCCACCCGGCCTTCGGCTTGCGCCTTGGTCGCGTAGGAGCCTTTCTCGGCGAAGTCCTCATTGCCGAACAGCTTCACAATGCGGAAGCGCCCGTTGAAAATCTCGCGCACCCCATACCGGGCGCTCATCGCTTCGGCTCCGAATAGAACCAGCGGATGAACACGCTGATCCAATAGAAGGCGAGAACGGCGGGCCAGATGAAGATCACCATGAAGGCGGCGACCTCGGGGGTGTTGTAGTGCTTTTCAGCTGAGGTGAGGCTCCGCCACCACGCACGGCTCACGAACAGGCCGACCACGACATAGGGGATGGCGGCGACGGCCACCAGCAAGGCGGTCATGACTTCACCTCGGCCATCGCCCACGCTGGCGGCTCAAACGGCTTGTGCTGACCATCTGCGGGCCGTACAGGCATGATCAGGCCGACGAAGTGGTCACCGATGCTGATGACAGTCGGCGCCACCCTCGTTGGCGTGACCACCCACATCTGCTCAGAGCCAGAAACCTTGGCGAAGCGGGCCAGGTATCGCCCGTTGTAGCCGCGCAGCTCAGCCGACACGTCGCCGTCACCGCGCGGCTTGAGCAGATGGCGCCAGCCCGGGAATGGCTCAACACTGGTCGCGACTGTGATGCTTTCGCCGGTCGTGAACGCGAACGTGATCGCCGCCGCCTTCTCGTCGACAGTGATCGTGCAGAACCGGTGCGGCCCATCCCGCCGCAACGTCTTCGCGATCGGCAGTACCCGCTTCACCGCATCGATAGGTATCGACACCGCGAACGGGCTTCGCTTCTCGCGCGGTTCAGGCCTGCCCAGCTTGGTTCGGCTGACGCCGATCGTGAACCGGTCGGTTGCCGCCGCGATCAGACTGTGCACAGGGCTGCCATCGAAGTGATGGGCGGTGGCCCCCACATACTCCAGCCGGACCACAGCGATACTGGGGATGGTGCTGTCGGTGTAGGCGAAATGCGCAGCCTCGGTGAGTATCCGGTGCAGCTCGATGGCAAGCAGCTTCATGAGCCGCCACCGCCCGCTTCGAAGGCATGGGCGATGGCATGCAGGATTCGGTAGGCGTTCTCAAAATCGCCTGCCTTGATCTGCTCCAGATGTTCGGCGACGCCGCTCACATCGACCACCCAATGCGGCTCGGGGTAGAGGTCGGTTGTCTCCGGATAGGCCGTCGCCAGCGGGTCCTCCAGGCCGACGACGCGCACATCGAAGCTGTCACCGCTCTGGTCAATGAGGTAGCTCATAGCCACCCCGCTTGGATGGCGACGACTGCGACAATGAACAGGGTGACGATTATCATCAGCGCGTGAGCCCAAGCGTCAGAAGGCGTTTGCTTTTGCCGGCATTTTTGGCACACGTCACCGCCCATGGGGCGCATAGCGTTTCGCCCACAACCTGGGCAGACAGTGGCGGTGATCATGAGGCGTCTCGCGTCTTCGTCTTCTCCACATGCCCGCATGTGCATCGCCAGACGAGATGTTGTGGCAGCTTCGGCTTGGCGGGCTCCACCGTGGCCGTCGCGCCCTGACCGGCCAGCGTGGCGAGTGTGATCACGCCATACATTTCGGGCATCGGGTTCTGGTCGGCGTCGTCGCTGAGTCGCGGCGACGAAATGGACTTGGAGAGTTCGATGACAGCGACCTTCGTCGGCTCTGCTGGCTTCGGCGGTATCTCGCCGATGACGTGAATGTCATGCTCGCTCATCGCTTCACCTCCACGGTGAGGCCGTCGAGCGCCTTGGCGATCTGCTCGTCGGCAAGCTCGCGTGCACGCCGCTCAGTGAGGGGCACGCCGTCCGCAATGCCCGCGTCGTACCCGGCGGCGTAGGCCTTCGCAACGGCACGGGCGGCTTCACGCGCCTCGTCGCTGTCATTCGCGTATGCGTAGATAACGTCAACCACATCGCGATTGGGAACGATCTCCCGCCCATCAGTGCGGACAATGACCTTGCCGTTGACGCTGAACTCGTACGCCCCGTCTGTGCCGGACGTGGATACTGTTGCATTGGTGCTCATGAGTTTTCGTGCCTTTCCTTGGTGTTGGTGATGACAACGACAGCGCCGGATTGGACTTGCTGCCAAGCCCATTGCGCCGCCGAGACTGTGTTGGCGGTGTCGATGCGACCCCCGCCGTCAGTGCGGGCCGTGATCATGGACGGCCCACCTTCTGATTGGCCCGCAGGTCTGCGATGGCCTGATTGAGTTCAGCGGCAAGCTCTTCGGCCTCATCGACGTTCAGAAGGATGCTCAGTGAGCAGTCATCGGTCGAAACCTCGATATGGTCGCCCTCGACCTTCGTGTTGAGTCCCACGAACGCGCTGGCGCCGAATGAGACCAGGGCGCTCATGCGGGCACCCGAATCAGGGAGTCGGCGGCGTACCACCTGAATGCGTCTGGCACCCGCTTTGCGGCGTCGGGATGCTTGGCGTCAGCCGACAGGTAGACCGCGCCGTCGCGCAGTGTCGCGATGATGTCGACCCGATACGCCTTGCCGCCCTTGCGAATGCGGACCAGTTGGCCAGCCCGGAGGGGGCGGCGCTGCGCTGACATCTTCCCGCCCTGGTAGCTCGCGCACGGTGCACACTGTGGCCGGATGTTGCCGCGCCGGTACGTGCCACCGTCAGCGCCCGCGACCGGATGCCGGTCAACGGTGAGCGTCTCGGCGGTCAGGACGGTCGGGCACGTTGAGCACCGGCATGTGGCGCCGTCGCCGAAAGTGTCGAGCAGCCATTGCCTGCGAATGCGCCGACTCTCAGCCGACCCACGATCGTTGCGGTTCGTGGTACCGCGCCGCACGGTCATGCGTCACCCAACTCGCGCAGCGCGGCGACGAGGCGGGCGACCAGCTCTGAAACGCGCTGTGCGTCAGCTTCATTAGTGGTGTCGATGCAGCCCCATCCGATGCCGAGTTCAGTCTTGGCAGTGGCGGTGAGTGTGGTGCAGTACCGGTCGTAATCGACCTTCGTGACACCTGTGACCCGTTCGCCTTCCTGCGGGCGTGGCGCAACGAAGCCGTCACCATCGGTGGTGGTCCACCACGGCGCCGGGGCGGTCATCGGGCACCGGCCTTGAGTCCGGCGATGTAGGTGCGGGCGATGGTGGTGCGCGCCCTGCGGGCGGTTTCTTCATCGGCAACCAGGAAGCCGGACCAGGCCTCACTATCAGTCATCTGACCGACGTAGATCTGATCGCCGTCGCGGTCGTCGGCGCTCGGCCACGACGAAGCCACCAGCTTGTCGTTGACGAGAGTGTCGGTATCCCCATCATTGGCGATGTGCTCGATGAGGAACGGGGGAGCGGTGCTGGCCGATGTAGGGGCCAATTGGGTAACGTCGGACATGCCGAATGCCTCCTAGGGGCGGATTTCGGTTCTGAATGGCGCTGACGGCGGGAACTTTGGCGAGCGAACGCCGTCAGCGTTTGGGGTTATTCAGTTGTGGGAGTTCGGGTTACGAGGCGGTTCGCTGCTGCTCGATCCAAGTCAGAAGTTCTGCGACATCCCATCGCAGTCGACCGCCGACCCGGATGGGTGTCGGAATCCCGTGCAGGGCGCGACGGCTCCAGTCACGGAGCGTCTCGGGGTGGATGCCGAGAATCTGGGCCGCGATCTTCGTGGGCACGAGTTGGCGAGTCATGCGGGTACCTCCCCGGATTCGATTGCGGCACTGGTGTACTGGGCGCGCATGTCACCCTGAATGCGGAGCAGCGCCCGTGTTGTCTCGTATGGCGACAGTGGGATGAACTCGGTGTACGCGACCGATGAAGCGATCCGCGTCAGCTCCAGTGAGGTGCTGTTGACGGTCAGACCGGCCTCGATGGCGAGGTCTTGGAGACTGGGGACGGCAGTGGTGGTCATGCGCCGATCTCCGTAACGCTGTAGTCGGTAGTGATCGCGGCGAGAGGGACGCCCAGAGTGTCGGCGATCTTGCGCGCCAGATCGGGTGTGCAGCGACGGCGACCAGCCTCGATGTTTGAGAGGTACGGATGGCTGATGCCCAGCTCACGCGCAAGGTTGACGGACCGCCAGCCATAGGCCTCGCGAAGCGCTTGAATCGTGGCACCCATTCGTGCTAGTTCGTTCCGGTTCGTTCCGTCTTCCATGCCTCTGAACATACGGACCGTGATCGAATCGTGTCAAGAATGAAACGGAAAAAACTGGCACTAACTTGAAAGTCGCTGGTCACGGCTGGTAACCTCGGCCTGAACGGTTCCAAAAGTTTCCAGATGGGGCAGTGGAGGTGGGTATGGGCACGAATGAAGCCGAACGGCTCGGGCAGTATGTTGTGGCGCGGCGCATTCAACTTGGCATGCGCACATCGGTGGCACTCGCGGAAGAGGCAGGGCTGACCCCGCGCGTGATCAGCGACCTAGAGTCGGGTCGTCGGTCGAACTTCTCTTCGTCTACCAAGGCGCAAATTGAGGGGGCCCTGAAATGGCACACGGGATCGATTGATGACGCGCTAAAGGGCGGCGAGCCGCGACCCATTCGCGGTGCCAGGTTATCCGGTTTACTGCCAACTCGCTCCGACGATAATCCCGATTCCGGGGCTAATTCGCTTCCGGCGCTTGTCGAACGGCGTGAGCGCATCCGTGAGGGAGTCGACGCTCACCGTAAGCTATTCTCCGAAATGCTGGCCGAGTACTTCGTAATGAGCGCGCGCAATGCGAAGTTCCTAGAGAACTCTGACGACCCTGTTGTGCATGAGAGTCGGGCCGAAATGGCCGATCTCATGTACAAGGCGACACGCTCGGTCGTCATACACTTCCTCGTCCAACTCGATCCTTCCTGGGATATGGCCGAAGCCGTTGACGCAGTCACCTCACTACTAACCCCAGAAGATCGCGAAACGCTTGAGTCCTCGCGCGAAACCTACATCCGGGCTTACGAGATTCTCGACCAGATCTCCGGGCCTGCTCGCCCCTCGGGTGGTGCCGTCAACGCGCCCAACGTCACTAACCTTGCCGACCGCAGGCCAGTACCACCGCCACCTGCTCTCGATGACCTCGATGTCGCGGCATCCCTGCGTGAGAAGCGGTCCGATGTCGAACGCGAAGACGAGGACGGGCCGCATGAGTTGTCCCTACTTCACTTGAAGTCTGGTCTTCGAACTAAGCGCGAGTTCGCCTCCAGCGCAGAGGCATACGAGTATGCGCGCGATTTCCTGATCTCCGAAGGCGAAAAGCCGCGGCTGGTTGACGCCGCCCTCGGGGATGCGGGTGAGCACACTGCGGACACCAGCGCCGAAGGGTATGGCGTCCGCATCCGCAAGATCGCGGACAGGGCTGCAATCAGCCATGACGACGAATGACAGGGCTGTAGTTCCTGGTCAGCGCCGTAATTGTCGGTGGCCTGCTCTAGCGTCTCGCGCCATGAGTACGCATCACTGGCACCCATGGCGAACCCTCGCCATTCAATACCCACACATCGCAGTGTCTTGCGATCATGTCCTGCCCCGGGGAGTGGCCGGACTGATCAAGGGAAACACCATCTGGCTGTGCAAGAGCCTCACGCAGGCTGAGAGACGTTCGACGCTCACGCACGAACTGATCCACGTTGACCGGGGCGTCCCGCCTGTGGTCCATCGGGCCCGTGAGGAGCATTACGTTGACGTGCTGGCCGCACGACGTCTAATCTCGCTGCCTGCGCTGCTACGCGGGCTGCAGTGGACCAACGATGATCACGAACTGGCAGAAGAACTTTGGACCGACGTGCACACGGTGCGCGTTCGCCGGCAAAATCTCACACAGGTCGAACGGGCTTGGCTTGCTGATCGAGTCGAAGATCCGGAGCGTCCATGAACATCGCGGAAGCCCTTGAACTGGAAAGCATGTGGTGGCGATTGCCCGGCGCAAAGGATGAAGCTATTCGTGAGCGCTTCGGCCTGTCGCTGGTCCGCTACTACCAACAGCTGAACGCAATCATAGAAACGCCCGAAGCGCTCGCCTTCGACGCGCAGACTGTCAACAGGTTGCGACGGATAAGAGGAATGTAGATGGAACTGGCGGGTTTTCTGATG